GGCCTCCGGTATCTTCATCACCTGTTGTAGAATTTCCACTTTGTACATAAGAACTTTGTAAAGGTACAAATAAATTCGTAACGTTCAAACATTGTTCCTCTAAGAAATTCAATGCCATGGTATCCATTTCTGAGAATCCATTTAATGTATTAAATGCGAGTTTTGTTGGAAGTCCATACTGAGCCGCTTCTAATAAATTTTTTTTAAAAGCATCTTTCGTATATACGCTGACCTCAAAAAATTTAACTTTGGCAGGATTTGTTACCCAGTAACTAAGAAAACGATTGACCCAACTTTGGGTCTGTGGTAATAACATAGAAATGGCAAGCTCTGTATCTGCCTTTATTGCAGCTTCAAAAGCGGTAGTGCCTGAGACGGTGGAACTATTTAAAATCTGTGCCCCACCAGAAGAATTGAAAAGAGTTTCGGTTGCTTTTGCTATTTTATTTGTATCAGTCGCTTTGTCACTATCAAATGATATAGTATCTAGTTTGCCAGGAACAATAGCAGCGGAAGTGTAGTCAGGTAAAGCATCACTAATCATCCGGTTAAAATACTCGATCATTATGGCCGGATCTACTTTCCATTCATCAGCGTTATCTGCTCCGGTCAAGGTCTCCATTTCCAACCAAATCATTTTATAAATGTCTTGTTCATCTGAAATGGCTTGTAGGTCATCTAAATCTATCAGATTAATAATACCTGCCAATAATCCGGAAAATACAGGCACGATCGTTTCCCAATCTTCAGCCCTAGCTTTTAAGCAGACCGCATATTCATCTGGCATAGGCTGCCATTTTCCATTCGTAGGGTCATTTTCATATGCTCTGTACATACTTGAAAATGGTTCTCCCCAGTATTCCAATAATTCCTGTCGAGATCGGAAATAACTCATGTCCATTGCAAAAGCAAAATCGCCTGTTTGATAAACACCGTTGATTTTGCAATAATCAGAATCTAATGGTAGTATGAACATACCAGTTTCATCATAATAAGCGCATCCATATGCTACATCTTCACGGAAGCATATTGTATACAATTTTAAAAATTCATATTGTAAATTCATTTTATCCAAAGTAGTAAGAGTCTCTTGATATGATGATAAAGTTGCATTTACATCACTCCCATTAACCATATCATATTCTGGTATAACAGACCTTGCATCTAAGCAAAACATATTTGCATTGTACATAATCAATCTATAATAAGCATGACATCTATAATATAAATACCTGGATAAATTTCTGAGATTCTTCTCATTACTTCCTATATTCTGTAAATATGTTCTCAAACTATCTTTGCTAAAAGCCGTTACTGTTTTTACACTTGATTTTGATACATCACGCAGATTTGTTACAGCCTGTTCAGCGGCAGCAAAATTGTCTAATCGTCTTTTATTTTTTTCGTACCAATCACGCATTTCAGCCACTGTTGGCTGTTTTGTAGTATCAGTAGGTGCCGACAAAGGACTCTTCGACTGTCTTCGTTTCATTCGTTGTGCCATTCGACACCTCCTTTTTAATTTTCAAATAAATGACTTCTTCGTCCCTTCTTCATGGTGAGAGAGGAGACAAATTTCTTTGCATCTGGTTTTGGTCTTCTTCGTCTTGTAATATTTTTCCTTCGCTCTACTTGGAGTGCATAACTGCACATACACATGGTATAGGCTCTATCATCATGCATTTTATTTTTCTTTTCAGGACATAGTTCAAAAGAGTCTTTTCCAGATTCTCTTTTTATACGAACCATATTAACTAATTCTTCTTTCAATGCATCAATGCCACCGAGAGCGACTTCTTCTTGCCAATTTAATTTTTCTATATGAGTTTTTACATTTTGAATCTTATCTAATTCTTCTTGTAATTTTTTCTCTAATTCTTCATCGGATAATTTTCTCTTTTTTAACCTTCCTAGAAGTTCAGCTTTTGCTTTATTAATCTTTTCTTCATCCACATCGAATACTGTCAGGTATCCTTTATTATCATAAGAAGCAGTAAATTTGATTTTATCCTGATTCATTAGCTCTATCATAGCTTCGTACATTTCAGACTTATATGTAGAAGGAGACATAAGATGTATTTTATCTACTGCATTTGGAAATTTTTTAACATATTCTGCGGAATATTCTTTATCAATCAATCCTTTATGTTTCTTTCCTTCTTTGTCTTTCCAATCTTCCATTAAATAGTCTGCAATATTAACACCTGCACCACCAGCACCAGCATCAATATAAATACCTAATATATTACTGTAATTCTCATCTCCACCTTGATTATAGTCTAAGATTATTTCTTTTAAATAATCTATCTGATCAGGTGTTTGCATTGGTTTTTTACGTTTCTTTCCAACATCGACAAGATTTACACAATTTAATATACGCATTTTAGACTCAACTGTTTTGTCCTCGTTTTTTTGTTCATAAATTTCGCATATCAAAATAACAGAGTTATCTCTACTACGAGCTGGATCATACGCTATTACAATTTTTCTTTTACCGGTATCATTGTATAAAATAGGTTTCCGGACTTCCTCATTTCTGGCTATAACACCACGGCGAATAATAGCATTTGCACCTGCATCAGAAGTAAACTCACAATAATATTCTCTTCGTGCTTTTTCAGGATTTGCACGCATGGCAGCTTCAACTGTGCTGCGAGTTAATAATGGCTCCATAACTTCTCCCCGTATGGTGGGTTTAAAAGCCACTTCACAATCTATATGAGCTACAAAATAGTTCGGATCGCCCATTAACTGTCGTTTACTGAAATCTCTATATAGTTTATAAAACTCTGTATCTGTGGAAGAAGCAGAAGAGATGTAAAATAATTGATTAGGGATATTACTTGGGATGCTTCTTAGACGATTTCTGTCAATAGATTTGCCATCACGGTCTTTACCGGATTTAAAGCTTTTGTTAACAATAGCAAAAGCGGCATAAACAGACATCATTTCTTCATCCAGGAATCCACACTCATCAAAAACTACGTTTCCACGTTTCTTTATGTTATCCTAAGAGCTTTTTATCTCTTAGTTCTTATAGTTGTATTTCCTATAAGTTCGGCGTAACTCTTTACCTTCAACATTACTTGGTCAGGTAGTGCGGACTCTTGGGGGAATTATATTCTGTTATACAGTTTCATCCCCTACGCTCTGCATGTGACTATACTTTTAAATATAGCCTTACATTCGGATTGGCATTTCAGCTTCCCCGGTTTCTTTCGCACTTTTAAAAAGACCAGTTATTTCTAACTGGCGAGGCAATTATAAGAACCATAGTATTAAAAATTTTGATGAATTTTTCTTCCGTAATTTCTATAAAAATAAAACGTTGTATTTACCTCTTTTTTTGTCAATATTACTATTCAAAGTTTGAGTGAACGCACCGTTGTACAAGGTATAAGAAAAGCCGTTCGATGAATGACTGAATCCATCCCCTGCAGCGTTCCTTATCTCAATTTCTTGTTTGAATATATAACCTGTAGAACCCAACATAGTATCAATGTTGTCATTTGCTATACGCTCTAATGTTGTAAATGTTTCTTCGGCCTGACTTCCTGATCCTGAAGCAATGTATGTCCAATAATTACTAAACAGCATGTCTTTTGCCATGATAATAATATCTATTAAACTAGATTTACCAAAACCTCTAGTACAGACTAACAGGACATTGGGACAGTTCCAGGAACGTTGCACAATCCATGCTTGTGCATCTAATAATTCAATGCTGAAAAAATCATTTATAAAACGTACAGGATTACATTGATAATATTTTTGTAGTTCTGCAATTTTTATTAAACCTTCTAGCTTCCTAGAAGATAAAGCATACACACCCGGTTTAACAAAAATTGTTTTTCCTTGTTCACAATAATCAAGTTTCGGAAGATCCGGATTCTTCATCCTCGAATACCTCTTCTTCCTCTTCTAGTTCTGAAAAACAGGAGAAAATATCATTCAGATCCACAAGATTTTCTGGCTCTAAAACATCATGTTCTTTCATATAATCTTTTAAATCTATATTTTCTCTCAATAATATACGAGAAATTTCTTTGTAATTATCTAAATCTCTCTGTATTTTTGTTATCATTTCACGTTGTTCCGCAAGCATATCAGAGTATTCAGATTCATCTAATCGTAATTGCTTTAAAATAGACGCATTGCTTTCATCCATTACCTGACGCATTGCTTTACATGTTCCTATATCAAAACCATTTACTTCACCTTCTCTGAGGTTTAATGTTTTGATTTTTTTTGTCTTACCAGTCCATGTATTTTCACCTTTTTTGTTATTTTTACTATTAGCAAGAGAAATACAGCTTTCTTTTGCCAGACTGGTAATAATAGTAGAAAGGGATTTTTTACTTTCTTGTAAAGATTTTATTGTGGCAGAATTTTTCTCTAACTTTGATATATCTGCCATTAATTTAGAAATAGTATCATCAATTTTGGATTGTTGGAGAAATCCACGAACTATAGAAATAGAAGAAGCAATACGCATCATATCATCGTTTGCATCTTCATTAGAATCTAAAAGACCTAATAATTGAGAATATAAAAAAGGCTGATCTGATATAGCCTCTTTTTCAAATGGATCATACCCTAATAAACGGACAATATCTTTTTTATTTTTTAAATAATCAGTGTAAGTATCTTGATCATCTCGTCCTTTCATGACATCTTCCGGAGTCTTTTCATCTTCGTAAATGATTTTCTCCTTAAACATGTCTGAATCCTTAAATGTATTTCCTACATATTGTGGCATAGCAATATTTTTAATATATGCTGTCCATGCGTTTGATTTCGATTTACCAGTTACCATATTTTCAGATTCTTGTATACTGGCTGAATATACTGTTTCATAGAAAGGTTTATCTAAGTACCGTAAAGCTAATTGAATAGACTCTTTTGTAGGTTCATGTAGTTCTTTGTTTTTATCCATCCGTAAAGCTAATATAGTGGCACAGCGTTTACATATTGGTGTAATTCCACTTTGTATTCTAGGATCTGTACTTGTATAGAATTGATTTTTTTGTTTATGTGTACCACACATATAACAATAAGCACTATTCTCTAGTTTAACGATTTTTTCTTCCAAATCCGTAATCTTTTTTTTCATTTGAGTTGGAGTCAGTTTTGGCTCCGCTTTTTTTGATGACATAGCAGTTGCCATAACAGCTTCCTCCTTTTATTGTAGATAAAAAATAGGAGAGTAGCTGCAAGTGTCAACTCTCTCCTTAATTAAAGTATAAGGTTTTAGGTCTCTTATACGACCAATATGAAGTATTTATATTAGAAAAATTTGGCTAATTTAATTTAAAATTGTATTCACATGTTTTTCCTTTACCTAATTCGAAAACATACATAGAAGCACCAGCGTTTGATGCTTTTTGAATTGACATACTGTATGGGTCAACACCTATGATACTGCGAACACTTAGGACTTCTCTGTCTATTCCAGTTTCTTGAACAGATAAATGATGTGAATGTGCCCCAACTAAATAATGTACTGGGACTTCATAAATATTTGAGAAATTATTCATGGTTTGCTTTAGATTTTTTGTCTCACCATGGAAACCTAATACTGTATAAGTAGATAATAGAGCATAATTAAGGCCAGTAGGATTTTCTATAATGACAATATTAGGATTATTTTTAACCCGTAATTTAATGATAGTAAGAATTACCTTACTCATATTTTCATCAGGAAATGCGTTTTTAGGTTGTCCTAAAAGACGTAATTGATTATGGTTTGAATCTGTCACCATCTGGAATTTAATTCGTGTATAATTACTTAATTCATTCAACCATTCAGACAAAAAGTTAGCGTATCTGATACTGGAATCAATAACTCCGTATCTTAATTTCATAAGTTGGGAATTTGCTTTTAAAATTCCATGTAATCCATCACCAAGTTCGAATATATTTAACTCATGAATATCTTCTTTTATAATTTTTTCTATGATTTGATCCGCTAAATTCCACATACGTTTTTCAAAAATTTCTGGACTATATTTATTTATAATGTCACCATATAGTCCTTTAATTTCATATTCTATTCCATAGTGGCAGTCACCAAAAGCGACAAGATAAGATGTGTTTAAATGTACAGGAGATATTCTTTGAGGAATTTTTAATGGCTCTAATTGTAAGACTGCATCCTTAATATGTTCTGCAATTAATTCGTCTCTGCTTAATTCACGCAGCCATTTATTCATTTCTAATTTTTCTGTTTGTAATTTTATACGTTCTTTTTGAACTTCTGTTTTCTCTGAAAAATCTGTATTAGTTGTAGTAGAAGATGATGGTGGAATTAATTCCCAACCTTCATCTAAGTATTCATTCAATAATTTAGAACCTTTTCTCACGGTATCTCTATGTTCTGATTCCCCATTAAATTTTTCCCGGAAATCAGCTATGTCTTGCCATTCAATAGATGGATCTATTCTCTTTGATTTTAGTAAATCAAGTTGTTGTTTTAAAAATTCTCTTTTATCCATATGCTCTATACTTCTTGTTCTTCCTCCATATCATCTATGTCAATAATTTCTTCTGTTTTAGTTGTGGTAGATAAATCAAAAGGTTTCTCACCATATGCTTTTGTTAAGATGTCCAGAATGTCAATAATCTCACCATTATCATCAACTAATTTTCCTTCAATAATATGTACACCTTTTAATTTTCCATCATATTTTACTGTTTTCTTGATCTCCATAAATCTTTCTCCTTTTAATCCTTTAACCGTTAATAAACTACTTTTTCATTATTAGTTACTTTCATAGTCCTATCAAAATCTCTTATCCAAAATAATGCATTCAGAGTAGATAATCTGACTAATTCTTTTTCTTTTGTATGTCGATTATATTTGTAAACATCGTCTCTTTCTTCTACTAGATAATATTTTTTATGCTTTGAATGACTACATTTTACAAATTCATCGTAACCTAATTTCCTTAATTGTTTTGCTTCTGATTTTGATATTTCAATCATTTTTTATCCTCGTTTTCCTTAATACTCTCTTCGTTTATGTAATAGAAGAGGAGAGGAGCAAGACAGATTCGAACTGTCACACCGATTTTCACCGATTACTAACGGTTTAGCAAACCGTTTCCTTACCATTAGGATTATTACTCCAGAAAGGAGAGTATGGGATTCGAACCCATGAACCTATTACGATTTCCAGTTTTCAAGACTGGCGCATTCAGCCGAACTATGCAAACTCTCCATTTTTAATATTTTGGCAGAACTATTTGTTACAGCATGTTCACTTATTACCTACTAAGATAATTACTTACACGAAAAGGATATGTTGTATGAAATACAAAATCAGGTTCGTGTAATCTGTACATATCCAAGTAATCATCACTCCAAACTTACAGGTTCCAAAATAAATGCTACGTTGGGAATTGAACCCAATATATTTTTCCGTTTCGTAGCTTTTAGGGCATCATTTATAAATGCCCTAAGTTGTTTTTTGTTTTTATCTATGGTTATATAACTATGTATTTATTCATCTATGTATTTATTCATCTATGTATCTAAGCTGCTTTTCCAAAATCTTTTTTCAATTTTTCATATATAGCGTACTGTCCTTTACCTGTGATCAATGTTTTGCTAAAAAGTTTTAGTCCAAATGGACTCTTTCTATATACCTGTATTACTTTAAAGTATCCTTTATCTAAAAATTTCTGATAAGGTGTGTTATTTGACATAAGATACTTATTTTCTCGTAACCAACGGAATAATCTATTACGTCCTATATCAAAGTTATTTTCATCTTTCAATACTTTTGCAAATTCATCCATACTAATAGAAGATTCGGATACAGAGACTTGCTGTGCGTAATCTACTAGAGTTTTTTGTTTTTCAATTTTCTTTTCCGCTTTCTGTTTTTCTTCTACGACTTTTTCTTTTTCTTTTGTTATTACTTGATTCTCTTTTTTTAAAAAATTAATTTGCTCTTGCTGTTTCTCTACATTAAAGAATATTGCTTTAAGTAATTCTTTTTGTTCGTCTGTTACATTACGAAAATATGTATTTACCATAGAATCAGCATTGTTTATATATCCACCAGTTTTCCGGATGGTAGGTAATACTATGGATGTTACCCAATGTTTGAACTTTTTCGCTGATGGTAATTTACTACCAAAGATTAAAGCATATATACCTGATTCATTGATGACTACTTGATTTGGGTTTCCTCTTTTTCCGTCGGAAATTACGACGGTATTTTTGTCATCATTGTCAACATGAGAAATTAAGGCATCTCTTGTATTACTATACCCAAGTGCTTTCGCAATATCTTTTCCGACAAACCAAGGTTCGCCATCAATTACCACTGTTCTAATTTCACCGAATTCTTCATTTTTAAATACTTCTAAATTTTTTAACATAACATTTTCTCCTTATTTTTCTATGTTTATTTGTTATTAAGTTACTTGCCGATAACTGTGTTGTTATCTTATACGGAATGACTGCGGCAACAATCATTCCAGAAACATAGGAAAATAAGAATGCAAAAATGCATTTCTCAGAGTGAATGGAGGAATCAATCACCCCGTATAAGATAACAATATTTATTTTTAAATATATAAGTCAAGTGGATAATGGGAGTTGAACCCACATTCCCAGATTGGAAGTCTGATATTCTACCGTTGAATTACATCCACGAAATGGGCAGGGCAGGATTCGAACCTGCGAAGCCAAAAGGCAACAGATTTACAGTCTGCCTGCTTTATCCACTTGCATACCCACCCTTGATTGGTATACGTTATGATAAAAGAACTTATCAGACGGAGGTATACCAGCTCCAAATAAAAAGAAAAGAAAGGCATTGCAGGAGATGGATTCGAACCATCAACTTCTTGCTTATGAGACAAGTGAGTTGCCATTACTCCATCCTGCGTTATTGCTCACATATTACAGATTAGATCCATAATATGTGAGTTATTAATTTGTGATTAATTTATTACTATTTCATGATTATTACTTTATTGATACATCACTTAGTTATTTCTAAGAATTAATGTAATCTTTTAAAGCTTTTCCAAATTTACATTTCGGTACATTTCTTGCAGGTACAGGTACACCTTCACCTGTTCTTGGATTTCTTGCTGTATGTGCATCTTTGCGTACTACAGAAAGAACAACACCATCTAAGATTTTTACATTCTCTCCATCTTTTAATGCATTAAATGCAATATCTTGAACAGATTCTAATACTGCTTTTATATCTTTTTGTGTGTATCCTGTGTTTTCCGCTGCTTTTCTAATTATTTCTACTCTGTTTACCATAATATAATCTCCTTTTTATCCTGTGTTATTGTTATATGTTTCTTAGTTATTTAATTGAAAATATTATTTGCTATTTCAGCTCCTAGATCATCTAATAAATCATATGATGTTTCGTATGATACTAAAATATTTCCATCATTATCAGTATGTTCTATTTTGATTCCTTTACAGTTTTCATTTGTACAAACCATTTGATTACCACCAATATATGTCATTGGTTTTCCACATGCTTTGCATTTATGTTTGCTACAGAATCGTTCTTGTTGTTCAGATAATTTCACTGCATTTTTTGTTTTTCTGGTTACTGGTTTTAAATTCCATGCAGTTCTTAATTCTTCTAAAGAGTTATATTCCTCAATTTTATTTTGATTGTTATTTACGAATACACCTTTAGTGTTTTTAACTTCTTTCATGTTAAAACTTCTCCTTTTAATCATTAGCTAATAATATGACAATAGTTAACTGCCGTATATTTCTACACCGCCTACGGCCAAGGCTATGCGTTGCAACTCCATATTTGTATACCGCATTGGAATAAGCGGTGGGAACTACTTGGGTAATCTACCCTTTCATTTGTTTTTTGTTTATTCTTTCCCCCCATTAAAAGGAATAAGAAAAATAGCAAAAAAGTGTTGTGATATAAGGAGAAATTGTTGTGCAGGAATTGGTTGTTGTACACTATTTTTTAAATTGATAATTTTGTTATAAGAATAAAGAAAAATAGATGAATGAATGATAAATAATGAATGATAAATAATGAATGATATGAATGAATGTAATGAATGATAAATGATGAATGATATGAATGAATAAATGATATGAATGTAATGATAATAAATGAATGATATGAATGTAATAGTATGAATAAGTGTAATGAATTAATATTATGAATGAATGATATAAATGAATAAATGATATGAATGATAAATAATGAATGTATGAATAATAAATGATGAAAGTAATGAATGATAAATGATAAATGTAATAAATGATATGAATGATAAGAATATAAAATATAACAGATATAGAATAGAATGTATTGTAAGAATGATGTTATATTAATTACATTCAATATTAATTAATCAATCTAATCGATCATCAGATGATGGAATAAAGCATGATAAGAATACATTAGGATTGATAGTGTATAATACTTTTAATAGAATAGATTTATTACTAGAAGTATTAGTATTCATGTAATCTTTTTTTCCTATAACATTAGGAGAAATTAAAAATGCTCTATCTATCAACCATGACATTAATCCTGCATAATTTTTAGATATGTAGATTTTTTTAATGTCATTTAATAGATCATCAAAATCATCTCTTAACAGTAAATAACGATTATAATTATCATCGGTATTCATTATTTGACGTTCATTATATAGGAGTAAAGAATATTTTTGAATAAGTTCTTCTACCTTTTTACATTTCCTTCTTTCTTTATCTAACTTATGTTTTATAAAAAATTGATTCATAGGAATAGTAGGTTGATTAGAACGGAATGTTTTGAATTTATAATAGTAGAGATAATTCATAGGACATATTAATTGAGAATTAATTCTATTCTTATTAAATTCTTTTTTTATAATTGTCCAGAAAGCAGGATAACCATTCTTATCAATATTCATGTCTCTTTTTATTCTTTTAATCTCATCATTTATATTAATAGAGTATTGTCTCTTTGTATTATCAATCGCAATTTGAGCAATTACACTTAGAATACAAACATAGTCATTGTATTTTTTGCTTTTATAGTTATAAGTATAGGTCAAACATAACTGTGCTAAATTACTGGATTCACCAATTGCCAATTGTGCTGCAGCTAATCTATTATCTATCTTAGAATAGTTCAATAATGTATTATCATAGGATGTTTTTTCTTTTGGAATGTTGTTTACAATAGTAGGATAGTGAGAGTAACAATATTTTGCGTAATTTACAATGTCAGGTTGATTGGTCACATAGATACTATCAGAGTCTTGATCTGCAATTGTTATATCCTTGGCTCTTTATCCAAGGCTTCTCCGAATTTCTCCGGAGTGTCGGACTATCTCTTTACCCTCGTCATACGTTAGGTTTGTGAATTATAAGTTCACTCATATTAGACTATATCTAATAGTATTCGGCACTCGTGTTGGGATTATTGGCATCCATCCTCACCCATTAGTCTCTGAACCTTTTAGATTA